TTTGCATCAGTCAATCCTGAAAGATGCTCGGTCTCGCCTCACGTCTCGTCTCCTCGCCCTGGGCTATTTCCCTGGAGCACGCCCAATCCTACCTGCCCCTGGTGGCCGGCCTGCTCACGGGCACGGCTAGCCTCGGCCAGGAGGCTGATTTCGCCGCTGCCCGCGCTGCCGCGGCCCCCGTCGACTACCAGGTCACGGTGGCCGCGCGCTCGGGCTTTATGAGCTACGCGGCCCGCCAGGCGGCCGGCGCCTCGGGTACGGGTGGGGGCGGCGCCACCGATGGCATTTTGGTGCGGGTGCTGAGCGTGGAGGGGCCCTTGATGAAGGCCGACCAGTTCTGCGGCCCCACGGGCCTGATGACGCTGGCCACCAACCTGCAGCGCACGGCCAAGGACTCGGAGATTTCGGCCGTGCTGCTGCGCGTGGACTCGCCCGGCGGCCAGGTGTTCGGCACCCAGAGCGTGGTCGACGGCATCCAGGCGTGCCAGGCGGCCGGCAAGCCCGTGGTGGCCCTGTGCGAGGACGGGCTGATGTGCTCGGCCGCCTACTGGCTTAGCTCCAAGGCCGACACCATCATCGCCACCCACGAGTCGTGCACCATCGGGAGCATCGGGGTGATGGCGAGCTGGGCCGACGTGCAGCCCTACTTCGAGAAGCTGGGCGTGGCCTTCCACGAGGTGTACGCCGAGCAGTCGAGCCTGAAGAATGCCGACTTCGCTGCCGCATCCAAGGGCGACTACTCGGCCGTGCAGGCCAACCTGACGGCCATCGCGGGCGGCTTCCTGGGTTCGGTACAAACCAACCGCGCCGGTAAGCTCGATGCCAAAAAATTCGACAAATCGGGTGCCTCCAAGGGCAAAACCTTCTTCGCGGGCGAGGCCGGCGATATCGGCCTCATCGACGCCCTCGGCTCCTTCCAGGACGCGCTCAGCGAGTGCGTGCGCCTGGTGCAGGCCCAGCAGAAAATCTAGCGACAACCCTTTCTTTTTCAACTACTCCCATGAAGTTTTTCGGTAAATCAGATTCCCCTTCTCCCGCCTTCGGTGCCGCTATGCTGGCTATCGTCGGCGCCGCTGCCTCGCCCGAGCAGGTCGATGCCGCCAACCAAGAGCTCGATGCCGCCGGCATCAAGGGCGCCCAGCTCGTGCCCGGTGCCACGCTCGACGAGCTGACGGCCAAGGCCGGCCGCACCGATGTCGCCGAGGCCTCGGTCAAAGGCTACACCGACTCGCTGGCCGCGGCCGGCGCCGCCGACGTGGCCGCCCTGGTGGCCCAGCGCGACGAGTACAAGGTCAAGGCTGACCTCTACGACAAGAAGCCCGGCGCTAGCCACACCTCGCCTAACCTGCCCGAGGGCACCAGCGACCTGGACAAGGGCGAGCCCAACGCCGACCAGAAGGCCATCGACGAGCTGCCCCACAACAAGGCCCTGGCCGGCCACCCGGTGTTCGGCTAACCCACTGCCCCTTTCTTTCCCTCATTTTCTCATTCGTCACCTTATTACGCTCAAGCCCTTATGGCCATTGATATCGCCGACGTTGAAACCGAATTCGGCACCTACTACCGCGACGGCGGCCAGAACCTGGCCCGCGTCCTCAAAAAGCCCTACCTCGCCTCGCAGACCGAGGCCCTGTTTGGCCTACTGCCCACCGACGACACCTCCTACCAGATGGCCATCGCCGAGCTGGACCGGGTGTTGCAGCCTTTCCAGAGTGGCTGGACGCCCACCGGCACGCTGAAGGTGGCGCCCCTCGTGCTGACCCAGACCCCGTTCAAGGTCGACATCGAGGAGAACCCCGACAAGCTCGAAACCTCCTGGCTGGGCTTCCTGGCCGACAACAACCTGGACCGCGCCCAGTGGCCCTTCGTGCGCTACCTGGTGGAGGAGCACCTCTACGCCCGCATGGACCAGGACTACGAGCTGGGTGAGATTTACTTCGGCAAGTACGCGGCCCCCACGGCCGGCGTGGCCGGCGCCCTGGGCACGGGCATGAACGGCATTCGCACCATCATCAATCGCGAGATTGCCTCGCCCACCAGCCGCATCACCCCGATTGCGATGGGCGCCATCCCCAGCGACCCGCAGGCCTTCTGCGAGTACGTGGAGGCATTCGTCGACAAGTTCACCCTGCGCTATCGTGGCCAGGCGATGGAGGTGTGCATGAACCTGACGTTGGCCCGCCGCTACGCCAAGGGCCGCCACGCCAAGTACAAGTCCGATATCGCCGACCCCACGGTGCGCCAGATTATCGACGGCAACGACAACGCCTTGTTCACCAGCCCGATTGAGTTCACAAACCACACGGTGGTGGGCCTGCTCTCGATGGGCGACTCGCTCAAAATCTGGGCGACCAACAAGGAAAACCGCAAGCGCCTGGCCAAGAAGACGCCTAACACCCGCCAGGTGCGGATTGAGAGCGCCAAGCGCCAGGTGAGCATCTACACCGACTTCTGGAAGGGCGTGGGCTTCCCCATCCTGGAGGCCGTGTTCACCAACGAGCAGGACCTGGTGCTCTAAGCCCAGGTGCCTGCTAGCCCCGCCCGGGCAACCCGCCGGCCTACTCCAGTGCGAGTGGGCCGGCTTTGGCGGCAACAACCTTCTCATTTTCAACCCTTAGCTCCCACTCCCGTGGCAACTGATAACAACAACAACCAGATTCTAACCCTGGAGGAGCGCTTCGCGCAGCTCGAGGCCCGCCTCAAGCAGGTCACCGAAGAATCGGAGGCCAAGGACAACATCATCGAGACCCAGGGCGAGCAGCTCTCGGCCGCCCAGCTCCAGGGCGCGGGCCAACTCTCGGTGGTGACCCACGACAAGCAGCGCTACCAGGTGCTGGCCGGCAAGTTCAGCCTTGACGACCAGGTCATCCACCACCACGAGCTGAAGGGCAAGCCCGAGCTGGTGAAGCAGCTGGTGGAGGAGAAGTCGCCCCTGCTCCAGCTCATTCCCAAGGAGGAAAAGCCGGCTAAGAAGTAGCCTGGCCGCCCCGGCTCCTCATTCTCTTTTCCTTTATTCCTAAGTAGTTCAACATGAATACTTACGCACTCACGCACCAGCCCGGCCCGCAGGGCGACGACAACACGCCCGGCCTGCTGGGCTACGTGCTCGTCGCCCGTGAGGACGCTTTCAAGAAAATCGCCAAGGCGCCCAAAGTCGGCGTCAACCCCGGCGACACGGCCATCATCGCCGACAACCACGAGTTCCTGGACCCGACCGATGGCTGGGCCAAGGTGTACATGACCCTGGAGTCGAACAAGCTCAAGGCCGCCCTCGTGGGTGAGCGTGACGGCAAGGGCATCAAAATCGACTTCGAGGGCTTTCACCCCGGCAACAAGGCCACCACGCTGGAGTTCGCCCGCATCGTCAAGAACCTGGGCCTCATCATGCTCGTGCCCGACGCCGATGGCACCTACCTGCAAGTGGGCCAGGAGGGCCTGCCCGTGGAGCTGGCCCCCGACTACGACTCGGGCACGCTCAACGCCGGCCGCCGAGGCTTCACCATCAAGGGCACGGCCTACGCCACGGGCCTCTATATCTACGCCGGGGCCGCCCCGCTGAAAAACTAGATGGCCACCTCCCCCCACCAGCTCCCGCCCGAGGTAGCGGCCAAGTACCGCTGCACCGTCGAGCCCTGCGTGCTGCTGCTGCTCTGGCTCGGCCGCCAGGTCGACCTGCGCACGCTCAGCCTGGCCGAGGCCGACGAGCTGGTGAAAGACCGCCGGTTCACCTACCTCGTCCCACGTCGCACCCGCAAGAAAACGTTAGCGAGCGAGGTGTAGGTGCCCCGCCGGAAAAGCCCCGCTGCCAGCGTGCAGCGGGGCTTTTTTATGTCCTTTCGGCCCGAGGCAGGCCCCGGCAACTTCGGGGCATGAATGCTGCCGACATCCCCACCTGGCTGGCCTCGGGCCAGGATTTTGCCCAGGGCGTGGCCCTCTACGACCAGGTGGGCACGAGTGACACCTTCAAGCGCCTCTTCGGCCTGGGCCCCACCGACTACAGCCAGCGCGTGCTGCTGCGCGAGCTGAGTGCCCTGGTGGCAGCCCCGCCCCCGGTGGTGCCAGTACTGGCATCCGCCGGGCTAGCCCCCCCGCCGGCCGCCGAGGCCGCGCCGCTGGTCCCCACGCCCCCGCCGGCCAGCGACGCCCTGCTGGCTGACCTGGCCCACCAACTCAAGGCCGTGCGCGACGAGCGCAGCCACGTGCATCCGCAGCTCACAGCCTCTGGCCTGCGCAAGACCGCCCGCCAGAAGCTGGCCGGCCAAATCGTGGCCCTGACGGATAAGGAGGTGGAGCTGAAGCTCGCCGAGGCCCACGTGCGCGCCCACGGCCGCCTGCCCGGCCCCGTGCCCCTGGCCGACATCACCGACCGCGCCCGGCTGCAGCGCATACTCACCAACCGCCGCGCCCAGCGCAGCAAACTCAAAGACCCCGCCCATGCGGCCGACCTGGCCCGCGTGCAGGCCGACATCGATTTAATCCTCCAAAAACTTGCTTTCTGATATGTCTGAGCCCCTTTTGCCCCTCGAATGGCACACCACCCAGCGCCGCGTGCGCGACCTGGTGCCCTTGTCCTACAACCCGCGCACCCTCACCGACGAGGGGCGCGTGCGGCTGCTGCACAGCCTCAAAAAGTTTAACCTGGTCGAGATTCCGGCCATCAACCTCGACAACGTGGTGCTGGCCGGTCACCAGCGCCTGGCTATGCTCCTCGACCTGGGCCGGGGCGAGGAGTTCATCGACGTGCGCGCCCCCAACCGCCAGCTCACGAAAGACGAGCTCGACGAGTACAACCTGACCAGCAACGTCGGAGCCGGCCAGTTCGACTACCAGGCCGTGCTCGACAACTTCAGCCACCTCAACCTCGACGCCATCTTCGACCACACCTCGCTCGAGGCCCTGGCCACACTCTCGGCCCTGGTGCTGCCGCCGGCCGAGGAGGGCGCGTTCGACCCCACGCCGCCGGCCGTGCCGGTGTCGGTGCTGGGCGACGTGTACGAGTTCCATTCCGATGGCCTGGGCCTGGTGCACCGCCTAGTGTGCGGCTCCTCGACCGACTCCGACATCGTGGCCAGGGCCGTGGGCGAGGGCCAACTCATCGACCTAGTCGATACCGACCCGCCCTACAACGTGGCCTACCAGGGTGGCACGAAGGAGGCGCTCACGATTCTAAATGATAAGATGAGCGACGCCGACTTCTACCAATTCCTGCGCGACTATTTCACCAACTGCTTTGCCTTCATGCGGCTGGGGGCGCCCATTTACGTGTTCTATGCCGATAACGAGATGCGCAACTTTTGCACGGCCTTCCTTGATGCCGGGCTCAAGCTCTCGCAAAACCTTATTTGGGTAAAGCAGCACTTCGTGCTGGGCCGCAAGGACTTCCAGTCGAAGCACGAGCCTATGCTCTACGGTTGGAAGGAGGGGGCGCCGCACACCTGGTGCGCAGACCGCAAGCAGACGTCGGTGCTGGAGTTCAACCGGCCGATGCGCAACGCTGACCATCCCACGATGAAGCCCATCGACGTCCTGGAGTACCACCTGGAGTGCTCCAGTAGGCCGGGTGCCGTGGTCTTCGACGGCTTCGGCGGCTCGGGCTCGCTGCTCGTGGCGTGCGAGAAGTCGGGCCGCCAGGCCCGCGTGGTGGAGTTAGACCCGCGCTATGCCGACGTGCACGTCAAACGCTACCTGCAATTCATGCGCGACAATCAGCGCCGCTTTACCATCACCCGCAACGGAGAGGACCTAGAAGATGAGCAACTCGCTGCCTACACCCACTGATTTGCCCGGCGCCGACCAGGTGCCGCTGCCCACCTCGACGACCATCGAGCGTATTTACGCGGCCTACATCGCCAACACGGTCTCGCAGCTCAGTGCCGATGACAGGCAGGCCCATACCGAGCTGGAGGCGGCCTACGCCCTGATTCTCAACTACCACACCTTTGACCAGGCCTGGCCACTGCTGGCCCGGCAGTTCGACCTGAGCCGCGCCACGTGCTACCGGCGCCTGGCCGACTCGCAGAACCTGTTTGGCGACCTCAAAAAGGTCAAAAAAGAGGGCCGGCGGTCGGTGCTGATTGACTTTTCGCGCAAGCTGGTGCAGGTCGCCCTCTCGCAGCGCCCGCCCGACACGAAGGGCGCGCTGGCGGCGCTCAAGTTCGAGGCCGACATTACGGGCCTGCGCCGGGCCGACGCCCACGGCGAGGAGGGTACCGGCGGCGTGGGGGCCACCACCTACGTCATCAATCTGCAGGTGCAGGGCCGCAAGCCGCGCGCCATCGACATCAGCAAGCTCGGCGACGTCTCGGACGCCGATTACGAGCTGGTGCAGCAGGCCGTGGCCGGCCAGCTCTTCGGGGCCAGTGCAATGGAGGTGATGCTCAGCGAGCGCCGGGCCCTGGAGGAAGGAGGTGCCACGTCATGATTATCGACCGGGTAAAACTCGACTTCAACCAGGCCCAACTGCGCTACGTCACGGCCAGGGGTACTAAGGAGGGCATCAGCATCTGGGGCCGCGGCACGGGTAAGAGTAGCATCATCGCCTGGGATATGCACAAAATCGTGAGCACCATGCCCCGCTCGTGCTGGGTCATTGTGGGCTCGACCTATAAGCAGGTGCTCACCCGCACGCTGCCCTCGACCGTGGCCAGCCTCGAGCGCCTGGGCTACAAACTGGGCCGCGATTTCTACATCGGGCGCAAGCCGCCGCCCTCCCAGAACTGGGAGCACCCCTTCCAGGGGCCGCTGAGCTACGACCACTTCATCATTTTCCGCAATGGCACGGGCTTTCACCTGGTGAGCCTCGATGCCGGCGGCTCGGCCTCGCGCGGCCTGAACGTGGACGGCTTTATCGGCGACGAGGCCTTGCTCTTCGACAAGACCAAGCTCGACGCCGACTTGTCGGCCACCAACCGGGGCAACGGCCAGTATTTCGGCAAAAACCCGATGCACCACGGCGTTTTTCTCTTCAGCTCGATGCCCTGGGGCGACCAGGGCCGCTGGCTACTGGAGAAGGCCAAGTATTACGAGAATGAGGGCATGGACCTGGTCGAGGAGCGCCGCGAGTTGCTCGATGCCCAGGTGCGTTTCCTGGACGCCAACAGCGAGGGCGACGCGGCCATGCTGGCCGTGTGGCGCGACGAGGTGCTGCCCCTGCTGCAAAAGGTGCGCTTTTTCCCCTCTAAGGCGCAGCGCGGCACCTTCTACTCGGAGGCCAACGCCTTCGACAACATCCAGCACCTGGGCTTGCAGTATTTGCTCGACCAGCGCCGGTTTATGACCGACTTTACGTTTCAGATTGAGATGATGAACCGCCGCCCCACGACGGTCAAAAACGGCTTTTATCCCAAGCTCAACCAGGCCGTGCACGTGGAGGAGTGCGCCGCCGACGATGCCCTGCTGGGTATGGTCGACGAGCAGGGCCTGGGCCACCACCTCAAGCTGCTCAAGGGCCTGGTGGATAAGCCCGACTCGCGCCTCGACAGCGACTGCCGCCCGCACCAGCCCCTGCGTATCAGCGTGGACTTTGGGGCGCGCATCACCACCTCGTGGGTGGGCCAGCCCCACCGCGACGTGCGGGAGTACCGGCACCTGGGCGGCTTCCACGTCAAGTTTCCTGGCTTCATCGACGAGCTGGTGGGCAACATCTGCGAGTACTATCGCTACCACCTGCGCAAGGAGGTGGAGTTCCTGGCCGACGAGGAGTACGGCGACGCCCGCCGGCCTGATAGTGAGTTCACCCTCAACGAGCGCTTCATCCGGGCCTTCCTCAAGCGGGGCTGGCGCATCCAGCGCTTCGGCCTGGGCCGCATACCTGGCCACCCCACGCGCTACATGCTGGCCCACGACCTGCTGGAGGAGAAGGACCCGAACCTGCTGCGCCAGCGCTTCAACAAGGAGCGCTGCAAGGATGGCATCACGGCCATGCTCCTGGCGCCCGTGAGCCAGGACTCAAAGGGCCGCATCAAGAAGGTGAAAACGAGTGAGCAGAAGGAGAGCTTCCCGGCTGAGCACGCCACCCACTACACCGACAACATCGACCTGCACTTCCTCTCCTGCGGCACCGACATCGTCAACGCCCAGGTGGACTTCAGCCAGCTCGGCCTCTACTCCAGCTAAGAAGTTGCCTAACGCTGCCTCGGTACAAGCCCCGGCCACCTGGTCGGGGCTTTTTCGTGCCCAGACCCTAGCCCCACCCCTGGGGAGGGGAGGAGCCAGGCAGATATCCCCCGAGGCAGCCCCAGGCAACTGCCCAGGGCCGACAGTGCAAGCCGGGGAATCCCGCTCGGTTCGTGAGACTGGCGAACGCTAAAAAGGGCCAAAAAGGCCATTTGCAGGCCCCTGGCGCACTTCGCAGTGAGATTGGAATCCTAGGCATACTTCCCGCAAAACAGGGGTTTTTGTGTCCTTTTGCCTGCCTCGGGGCGGCGGGTACTTCGTGGCCCCAATGAACGCCCCGACTTCCCCCACTATCCGCCTCAAGGACGCGCTGGCCCTGCTCGACGGGGCGGCCCCGGTGCCCGTGCGCTGGGTCACTTATGACCGGCGCCGGCAAACGGGCGGCGAGTTCCGCGAGCTGGCCGGCGCCCGCCTGGGCCGGGGCCAGCGGGCCGCCGCCACGGCCGCGCTGCGAGCGCCTACGGCCGCTGAAGAAACCGACGCCGACCGCGCCGACGTGGCGGCCGACGGCCAGGTGCCCGTGCCCACTGGCACCAAGGACCCGGCCCACTGGCTCAACGCCACCCGCAACCTCGTGGACACGGCCACGGGCAAGCTCATCAAAATCCACATCTACCTGCTCACGCACGTCGCGGGGCGCAAAGTCTACCTGTAATGCAGCAACTGGTATTTTCCGGCAACGGCATCGCCTACCATCGCAGCATGGGGGCGGCCGTGCGCCTCCACGGGGCGCTGGGCGCTAGCGGCGCCGGCACCACGGCCGCGCCCCTAAAGCCCGGCGGCGTGGCGCCCTCCAGCCCCGTCGATAAGACGACCACCCAGGGGCTGGTGGCGCCCTGGGGGCCGGGCAACGATTATCCGCAGCAGGTGCTGGCGGCCATCGCCAAAAGCACCATCCTGGGCCCCGTGCTGGACTGGAAAACCCGCGCCATTTATGGCAGCGGGCTGATTTACGGCAAGGTCACGGGCTACAAACCCGATGGCTCGGAGATTTTTCAGCGCACCAAAGACCCCGTGGTGGGGGAGTTCTTCCGCCGCAGCAACCTCTCACGCTTTGGCTTTGAGGGCTTGCAGGGCCTGGTGTACATGGCCCAGGCGTTTCCCGAGTTGGTGCTCAGCAACGACCGCAGCCAGATAACGAGCGTCACCATCCAGGACGCCCCTTTCTGCCGCTACTCGTCCCAGCAGTTGGGCCAGGCCGTGCCGCCCTGGGTGTACATCTCGGCCAACTGGCCGGCCGCCGCGCCCGGCGACGGCTACACCGAGCGCGTGCCGGTGCTCGACCCCTACTTCGCCCCGGTCGAGGCCCTGCGGGCCGATAAGCGCGGCTTCAAGTACGTCTGGCCCCTGGCCCTGCCCAGCCCCGGCAACGCCCTCTACCAGCTCGCGGCCTGGAGCGTCATCATCAAGAGCAAGTGGTTCGACGTGGCGCAGGCCGTGCCCGACTTCAAAAAGCAACTCTTCGACAACCAGCTCAGCATTAAGTACCTCATCGAGGCCGACGTGCGCTATTGGGAGTGGAAATACCCCGACTGGAAGGAGAAGAAGGACGGCGAGCGCAAGCAGATTATCGGCGAGGAGCTCAACGCCTTTGAGCAAACGATGGCCGGCACAGCCGGGGCGGGCAAGACGCTGCTAAGCGTCACGATGCCCGACCCCACCGACCCGAGCAAGATGATTAAGGTGTTCACGGTCACGGCCCTCGACGACAAGATTAAGTCGGGCATGTACATCGAGGACTCGCAGGAAGCAGCCAGCCACTTCTACACCGCCCTGCAAGTGGACCCCACGCTCTCGGGCATCAGCCCCGGCAAAGAAATGGGCTCGGGCTCCGGCTCCGATAAGCGGGTCGCCTTCAACGTGTTCGTCGCTACCCACAGCTTTTACCAAGACCTGATTCTGGAAATCCTGCACTTCGTCCGTGACTACAACGGCTGGGACCCCAACCTGGAATTCCGCTTTCTCAACCCCCAGGTCAACACGGCCGACGCCAACAAGGAAACCTCTAAAAAGCCCGACGCCTGATGCTCCTCAAGACCCTAACCGAGTTCCAGGCCTACGTGGCCGTGGACTTCAACGTGAACACCGGCCTGCCCCCCGGCTTCGTGCTGGAGCTGGCCGAGACCGAAGCCTCGCTCATCGCGCCGCTGCTGAGCGAGCCGCTTTGCGCCTGGCTACAGGCAGCCTATGACTCGCCCGACTTTGATGCTACGGCCCTGACGCCCGTCGCCGGCCTGCTGCGCGCCGTGCAGGCCCCGCTGGCCCGGCTGGCGGCTAGCTCCGGCATCACCACGCACCAGGTCAAGATTGACGGCACCGGCTTGCACATCGTGAGCACCGACAAAATCAAGACGGCCTTTCAGTGGCAGAGCCGCGAGCTACAGGCCCTGCACCAGCGCCGAGGCTACGCCGGCCTCGATGCCCTGGTGCAGTGGCTGGAAGACCACCGCACCGACTCGCCCGAACTGGAGGCCTGGGCCGCCTCGCCGGCCGGCCGCCGGCACCGGCGCGAGCTGTTCACTAGCGCCACGGCCTTCCAGGAATACGAGAATATTGGCTCCTCGTGGCTCGTGTTCGAGGCCCTGCGCCCCATACGCCGCCGGCTGCAAGCCCTGGAGCTACGCGGCGTGCTCGGCGACGAGTTCCTGCAGGAACTGCTCGACCAGGTGGCGACCCGCACGCTCACGTCGGAAAACGAGAACCTGCTGCGCAGCCGCGTGTACCCGGCCCTGGCCAGCCTCACCATCGCCCACGCCGTGCCCACCATGACCTTGCGGCTGACGGCCAGCGGCATCGACCTAGCCTTACAGCGGCCGGACGACGGCAACGCCAAGGAAGGGGAGGGGGGCCTAAGCGAGTTGCTGCGCCAACTCGGCCAGGATGCGTTGGCCGTGGGCGAGCGCTACCTGCGCCAACTCAGCGACCACCTCGATTCGCGGGCCTCACCCACGGCCTTTGCCACCTACTACCACTCGCCGGCCTACACCCCGCCCGCCAAGCAGGCCCCCGTGCGCAATACGGCTACCTCCAAAGTCCTAAGATTCTGCTAGTCATGGATTTACTCTTCAAAATCCTGGCTGCGCTCTTCGGCCTGCTGAGCGTAGGTGCTGCCCTCTACAACCTGGCCACGAGCCGCAGCACGGCCAAGCAACTGGCCAAGGAGCGCCGCGACGACGAGCGACTTGATGCCGTGTGCCTGCTGGCTGCCCGCACCGACCAGCGCGTGACGGGCATCGAGAGCCGGCTGGGCAGCTTCGAGCAGCGCGTGGAAAAGCGCCTCGACCAAATCGCCGACGACGTGGGCGACTTCAAAGAAATGTTCACCAAGTTTCTCATCAACCACCACAAATCCTGACGCTTATGCGCGCCTTCCTGCACAACCGCGACCCCCAACACTTGGCCTGGCACCAACTGCTTTACGGCTGGCTGCTCCGCCACAACGAGCTGCACCTGGCGGCCTTCATCGCCCTGCTCTGGTACCCCATCCAGCTGGCCTTCGACTGGTATTTCCCCGACGTCGCGCCGCTCACGGCCACCCAGCTCCACAAGGTGGTGCTCACGGCCTTCGTGTTCGCCTTCGCCCACGGCTACCTCTGGCTGGGCCTGCGGCTCAACCTGCCCATCATCCCGCGCTGGCTGAAAAAGAACTTCACTACCACCTTCTTATCCCTCACCCCGTGGCAAAAAATGCAGTTTTTCGCCTTTATCTGGTCAGCCTACTTGCTCTGCTTTGCCCTGATGTGGCACGGAGCCAGCCAGGCAGCGTAAGGCCCCCGGCCAACGTGCAGCGCATCCTGGACTGGGAGCGCTCGCAGCTCGCCGTGCGCGAGCACGGCTACAACCGCGGCAAGGAAGTCGAGTCGTACCAGCGCACCACCGGCAACGCGCCGGGCAGCGAGTGGTGTGGCTCGTTTCAGGCCACAGCCAACGCCCGCTGCGGGCTGCCCTTCCCCACGGCCGCTGGTGGCGCCCGCTACTGGTTTCTACTCACAAGCCCGCGCACTCTATTTTTCCTGGGCGTAGTAGGCAGCGTCGACGACATCCAACCCGGCGATAGGGTAGGGTTCTGGAGCCCTACGGCGCGCCGCATCGGGCACATCGGCATTGTCGAGACCAAGACCCGCCACGGCTTTACCACCATCGAGGGCAATACCGGTCGGCTCGCCAACGCCGGCGTGCATCGCCTCAGCCGGGGGCGGGGCGAAATCCACGCCGCCTCTAATTGGAGCCGCTGACAATGAAATACTTAGTGCTTGCTTTGCTGCTCATGGCCAGCGCCTGTGTCGTGCAGCCGCCCCACTTGGCCCAGGCCCCGCGCCGGGCCCGCCACCAGTACCACCACGCCCAGCGCCACCACGCCCGGGTGCGGCCGCATCTTCAACCCGTTTATTTCCCCTGGAACTAGTGATTCTACTTCAACGACTTCTCACCTTGCTGGCCGGCGCCCTCCTCGTGGCCAGCACCCTAGGCAGCTGCGCTAGCTCGGCCGACATCGCCGAATCGCTCAGCCAGCCCGTGGACACCACCATTCAGCGCCAAGTGGCCCGTCAGCTCCACACCGGCAAGGTCAAGTTCAAGGGCAACGTGACCATCCAGCTCGGCGCCGGCAACGTCAATGCCCCCAAGGCCCAAGGCCCGGTGGCCGCCGGGGCTAGCCAGGCCCAGGACTACACCAAGGCCGCCCAGCACGGCGGCGCCCTGGGCACCGGGGCTAAGGCTAGCACGGCCACCGGCGTGCCGCCCTGGCTGCTGGGCACAGGCATCGTGCTGCTGTTTGGACTCCTGGCGGGACTGGTATATAAGTTTCGTGCTAAGCTATTTGGCTCGCTTTCTTTGCCTTAGCCAGTGTGGGTGAAGTGGGGTAATGACGATGCTTCAGGTAGGTCGTCGCGGCGGCTCTGGTCGTCTTACCTAGAAAGCCCTGCTTCAGCAAGCAGGGCTTTTTTGCGTTACCTTCGCCTGGCTGATACTTCTGGAAAAATCCCCGTTTGCCCCGGCTGTCGAAATACGGCCGGGGAGTAGAGGCGGAGCGTGACCGCCATGCTAGGGCGAACGGCTCAGAAGTATCAGCAGCGATTTCCCCGGCTTTTGATTTCGACGCTGCTATGGCTAAAAAAACAGGTGCGCCCATCGGCTTCGGCCGCACCCCCATGCCCGACGCGGCCGGCCAGGAGCCCGCCGTCGAGCAGCCCAAAAAGACCCCGCGCGAGGTACCACCGCCCCTGGTGGAGCCCCTGGCCATCGACGACATGGAGCTGTACGAAATCCTGCAGCGCTACAACCTCCAGCCCCTGCTGCCCCTGGCTAAGTTCGAGTACCAACTCGTAGAGGTCATCGCCGCCCTCGAGCAGCGCGTGCGGGAGCTAGACCCTGACTCATAAGTAGCATGTGAGAAAGCCTCAGTTCAACTGCTGGGTTTTTTATGCCGTAAGTTGTTCTATTTCTGGCAAAAATATAAGCGATGGAAGAGTAGTACGAATGAATAGCATTTAGTTAGTACTTTCGCTGCCCACCCTTTTTTCTGCCTTTTCTATGTTTGACTCTAGTACTGAACGTGACCTACATGGGCAGCCTTCTGTCCTCTTCAATCGCGCCCGAAACGGCGCTAAAGCAGTAGACCAGCTTGTGGGTATCTGCACGGGTATCCTGGCTGATGGAGAAGTAAACGAAAACGAAGCCGCTTTCTTCGCGCAGTGGGTACGCACCCATGCGCCCGATGAACCGATATGGCCGTTCACGGATATTCTGAAGCGGATAGAGCGCATTTTCGCCGATGGCGTGTGCGATGCGGAAGAGCGTGAAGAGTTGAAAACCGTGATGCAGGCGCTTTGTGGGCTCGAAGAAGCCCGCCCCGAGCCTGCTGCTGTCCAATTGACTACTACGCTCCCCCTATGCGTACCACAGCCTGCGCTAGAATTTGATGGGCAGCAGTTTGTGGTGACTGGTAAGTTTGCACACGGTCCGCGCACTGCTGTATTCGAGGCAATTGAGCGCCTCGGTGGCAAGCCTACAGATAGTAGCCCTACGCAGTCAACGAACTACTTAGTAGTCGGCGTCTTTGCTAGCCGTGATTGGGTAAACACCAGCCACGGCCGCAAAATCGAAAAGGCTGTGCAGCTTCGCACTAAAGGCACCGGTATCAATATTGTGTCAGAAGCGCACTGGAAACAGTTCCTGAATTAAGGAGTAAGCACATCAGCTACTAGCCCCAGCCCCACCGGCTGGGGCTTTTTTGTGTCCTTTCGGCCCGAGGCAGGCGCCGGCAACTTCGGGGCATGGAAACGCTACAAATCGGCACCTTCACCCGGCAAGTGCCTAGCACGTGGAACGAGCTGCGCCGCCAGCAACTGCTGCGCCTGCTGCCCGAAGTCTACGCCAGGCCCACCCCCGACCGCCGGCTGCGCCTGCTCGGCGCCTTGAGCGGCTACCCCTTGCCCTTGCTGGCGGGCCTCGGGCCCGTAGTGCTCGCGCAACTGTTGCCCCTGGCCGACTGGTTGGTTAGTGAGCAGCACCGCCTCACCGACCAGCTGCTGCCTACCCTCGCCGTGGAGCGCCGGGCCGGCCGGCCCACCACCTGGCACGGCCCGCTGGGGCAACTGCGCAACCTGCTCTTCGGCGAGTTCCTATTCGCCGACACCTTCTTCGTGCTCTACTGCCAGCACGGCCACGCCTCGGCCCTCGACCAGTTTCTGACCGTGCTCTACCGCCCCGCGCGAGCCGGGGCCGACCCCGATGCGCCCGACTGGGCGGGCGACGTGCGCCTGCCCTTCAACGAGCACCAGCTCGAGCGGCGCACCCCCAAGGTGGCCAAGGTGCCGCACGTGGAGAAGCTGGCCGCCCTCACCTGGTGGAAGGGCTGCCGCGCCCAACTCGCCGACGAGTTTCCCGACGTGTTCGCCGCGGCCGAGGAGGATGCCGGCCGCCAGGCCAAGCAGGGGCCACCCGATTGGGGGCAGGTGCTGCGCAAGCTCTCGGGCGGCGCCTTCGGCCCTGTGCAGCAAACCGTGCAGCAGCCCCTGCGCCTGGTACTGGCCGAAATGCAGGACTTGGCCGCCCACTACAACACCCTCAAATCCTAGCAAAAACATGCGTAACGCCGCTTACGAGGGCCTTTTTTACCGGCTGGCCCAGACCCATAATCTTATTCGCCACCGCGACGACTCGCCCCGCTTCGCCCGCATCATCGTCTCGGTGGACCCCATCCAGAAGCTCGCCGACCTGGCCGAGATGGAGGAAATGCTCACCAACCGCTATCTAAAGGCCGGCGCGGGCCAGCACGTGCTGGTGCTCGAGTCGCTGCAAAGCCAGGTGCGCGACAACGGCGGCGACAACTACCAGCACAGGCGCCGGGGCGCCTTCTTCGTGCTAGCCCAGGCCCCCACGGCCAGCGACGCGTGGGCCATTATCGACCAGACCGAAACTACTGGCGAGCAACTGCTCGGCACCGTGCTGCACGAACTGCGCGACAACCCCAAAACGCGTCTCACGGTGGGCAGCATCGCCCTGGATGCCGTGGGCCCCATCGGCGACGGCACCTGGTACGGCACGCGCTTCGACTTCGAATTCTTCACCCCCGCCACCGGCGCGCTGAGCTACCAGCCGGCGGCCTTCACCCCGCTTTAACATGGCCGGCGAACGCTACGCACGCATTACCATCCAGGCCCACCTCTCGCACAACGACAACACGCGGGGGGGCGAGACGGCCCTGCTCGACTTTCAGCTTGGCACCCAGACCGTGCGCGTGCGCCGGGGCGGGCAGCCCGGTGAGTTCGTAGTGCCCGACCCCGACCAGGCAGGCGACAAGTACGTGCTCCAGGCCGTGCAGAATATGCTGGCCGTGCTCGGGGCGCGCATTTTTGCGCTCAACCTGCCTTACCAGGTGAGTGCCCCGCGCGAAACGGGCAAGACTATTCCGGACGTGACCGACCCCTCGGCCCCGATACCCGTGGTCGAGTTCGACCTCACGGCCACGGCCTATGCCTTCGGCGTGGTGCCCCCGCTCGACTTCATGCCCTCGCAGGACTCGGGCTGGACAATAGTGAGCGTGGAGCCCAACGTGTCGCCCGTGTTTGCCACGGCCGAGGTGACGAACGCCACGGCCTTCGGGGCGGCCGATGGGGCCATCACCATCAACGTAACCGGCGGCGACAGCGCGGGCATCGTTTTCTACGACTGGTCGGATGGGGTGAAGGGCAACCCGCGCACGAACCTGCCGGCGGGCACCTACCTGTGCACCGTGCGCGATGCCGGCGCCAACGGGGCCAGCACCACGGTCAAGGCCGTGGTAGGCTCCGACGCTGAGCTAGTGGTAGATGTGGCCACGACCGACACCAGCATCACGCTTACGGTCAGCGGCGGCCTTCCCCCGTACCAGTACGCCTGGGCCGATGGCCCGGCCCTGTCCGTGCGTAAGGGCCTCAGCGCCGGCACATATAAGTGCGTGGTAACCGACGCACGCGGCACCACTAAGCGCATCGAGGTGACGCTCTCAGCCTACCACTACAACTGGAGCGAGAACCCCATCATCCTGGCCCTCGATGCCGGCGACGCCTACCGGCTCGACCCCACCACCAAGCCCAACCTGAGCTTCCTCTGCGAGGTGTGGGTGGAGCAGGACTACCTCAGCGGCAAGTTTGCCCCCATGGGCACCACGCTGGAGCAGCCCGCCGACCGCCAGGGCCGCACCGTGTTCCAGGTGCAGGCGCTGCTGGCGGCCTTCCTGGCGCCCCACGTGCCGGCGCCGGCCAGCCCCGCCATCACCCGGGCCGATTCGGTATTCCGGCGCTACTACCTGCGCCACGCCCAGCAGTACGGCGACGTGCCGGTGGCCCAGCCGGCCATCGCCCTAGAGCGCAACTACGTGGTGCTGGGCGGGCTCAACTTCTACGAGGCCAGCCAGGCTACCTGGTTTACTGACTACCAGCCCCGGGTGCAGCCCTTCCTAAGCTGGGAGCCCACGCCCAAGGCCGTGCTCGACGACCAGCCCGAGTTTCTCTATTTCATGGTGCGCAAGGCCCCCGAGGCTTTCCGCGTGCAAGTGCGCGTGCGCTTCAGCGACGGCAGCGAACAGCTCACGTCGGGCGGCGAGCAGGCCGGCGTGCGCGACTTCGAAGTGTACTGCCTGCCCGTGGGCTACCAGGCCCTGGCCCTGGGCACGCTGGGCAAGGACGTGCGCTGGTGGGAGGTCGCCGTGCTGAGCCTGGATGGGCTCACGGTGCTGAGCGAAACCCGGCGCTTCGTGCGCGAGCGCCGCGTGTTTCCCCACCGGCGCTACTTCCTGTTTGCCACGAGTTTGGGGGGCATGGCCACCTACGCCGCCCTGGGCGAGGCCCAGACCGACGCCGAGGTCACCGGCACCGAGGCCAGCCGCACGCCCGAGCCCGGCTACGACCCGCTGCTGGGCGACGTGGCCGTGCAGGCGCGCGCGCTGCGCCCCGTGGTGAAGGTGGCCGCCGGCCCCCGCACCCGCGCCCAGCTGCTGGCCAGCCAGGACTTGCTGCTCAGCCGGCGGGTGCTGCTGCTGCAAGGCACCCGCTGGCTGCCGGGCTATATCAAGGCTAAGACCGCGCCGTTGCTCGACGAGAGCAAGCTGGTGCAGGTGCAGGAGTTTGAGTTTTACCTGGCCACCGAGCGCCTCTACACCCCCACGCTATGATTGGGCTGAAAATCGCCGCCGGCTGGCTGGACTTGCCGGCCGCTACCATCACGCTGGAAATCAGCAACCCTTACTTCTCCACCGGCTCCGTGCCGGGCACCACCACGTACCCCTTCGGCGTGAGCCGCACGCCGGGCAACCAGGTGCGCCTGCGCTTTCCCGACGTGCGCGCCGACCAGGGCGAGCGCATCCAGGACGAGCCCTGCCAGCTTTACCTCGATGGGGTGCTGCGCTGGGTGGGCGCGCTCGTGTACCTGGACTGCGACGAGGAGAAAAACTTGTATGAGTACACCTTCGTGGCCGACGCGGCCGACCTGGCCAGCCGCATCGAGGGCGTGAGCCTGCCGGGCCTCGACCTGGGCACGGTGGCGCTGGAGCTGGTGCCGGATGCCGCGGAGTATGCGCTGCCCTGTCTGCGCAACGCGGCGTTCTACGATGCCGACAAGGTGCCCACCTACGGCCAGGTGGTCAACTACTACCAGGGCGGGGCCTACCAGCTCAGCCCCGGCGGCAAGCGCGCCCCCATCGTGCCCTTCCCGCGCCTGGTGCCGCTGCTGCACCGCGTGTTCGGCGCCCTGGGCTACACGGTAAGTGGGCCCTGGCTAGCCACCGAGGAGGCGGGCCAGGCCATCGTGTACTCCGACCGCGCCGCCGAGGACGCCGCCGGCAACGTGCTGACGCAGGTAGCCCTGAACCGGCACGTGCCCGACCTGCCGGTGGCCGACCTGCTCGTGGCCTTGCAGCAGGTGTTTGGCCTGGCCTACGACTTTCACCCCGTGCGGCGCGAGCTGCGCATCCGGGCCCTGCGCGACGTGGTGGCCGACCCGGCCTACGTGGCGCGCGCGGCCGGCGGGCCGGCCCGCACCACGGCCGTGACCGGCGACGGCTACACGCTGGAAATGGCCCTGGAGCAGGACGACGAGCTGAACAAAACCCTCGACGTGGGCTGGGCCAAGCTCGTCATCGGGAAGGGTAAGCAAACTATCACCACCGTGGCCGGCACGCTGCACGTGGTGCGCGAGGCCGACCCACTGGCCGCCGGCCGCCAGTGGGTGGTACCGGCCGTGGCCGCCAAGGGGGCTAGCCTGGCCTTTGACAACGGCGATGACTCGCGCTGTGGCCTGCGCCTGCTCTACGACCGGGGCCTGCAACTCGACTCGCAGCGCCAGCCCTACCCGCTGGCCACTTGGGAGGCCCAGGACTACGCCGGCACCCGGGTGGGGGCCAGCACCCTGCGCTGGGCGGGCGACGACGGCCTCTACGCCACGTGGCACGCCGGCTGGCTGGCCTTCCTGGACCGGGCCGTGACCAAGGAGCGCACCATGCCCTTCACCCTGGCCGACCTGCTCAGCCTCGACCCCGCCCGCAAGGAGCTGGTGGAGGGCCGCAAGTACTTCTGGGAGAAGGTCTCCCTGAGTTTGAGCACCACCGGCGCCCCGCTGGCCACGGCCGCCTATACCTACCGCTATACCCGCCTGTGACCCCGACCCTAACTCCGCACCAACTCGCCCAGCAGTGGCTCGACATCACGGTCGAGCGCTTCGCGGCCAACATCAGCAAGCTGCGCATCGGCAGCACGGGCGCCCTACTGGCCAGCTTCCGCAAGCAGGTCATCGGCGCCGCCGGCAGCGACCGCCTGCGCCTGCGCCTCTCTTACGCCCTGTATGGCCAATTTGTCGACATGGGCGTGGGCCGGGGCATGGCCGCCGGCCAGCGCAAGGGCAGCGACGGCTATGAGCGCGTGCGCAACTCGCGCGGCCGGCTACGGCGTCACGCCCGCCGGGCCAAGCCCTGGTACTCGAAAGAAATCGCCCACCAGACCCACCGCCTCAGCGAGCTGCTGCTCGACCTCTACGGCCAGGTGGCCCTGGCCCAGACCCAGGACGTGGGCGCGGGCGACGTGACCCTCACTTTTTAATTAGCAACAAGTACCGATGGCAACTACTCCGGATACCAGAGAAGTCGAAATCCTGGTGAACGCGCAGAAAGCGAACGCCAGCATCAAGGAAATGGGGGCGGGCGTGGCCCTGCTCACCAACCAGCTCAACAAGATGGCGGCCGACGACCCGCGCCGCGAGCAGCTCAAGCGCGACTTCGACGTGCTGAGCCAGCGCGTGGGCGAGGCCCGCAAGGAGATGCGGACTTACGTCATGACGGCCGAGGAAGTGCGCCTGGCCACCGAGAAGCTCAACTCGGAAAACCAGCAGGTCATTCTCAACGGCGAGAAGCTCAACGCCTCGTTCAACGACATGCGGGCCTCGGCCAGCCTGCTCGAGCAGCAGCTCCACGAGCTGAGTGCCGACGACCCGGGTCGTAAGAAGATGCTGGCCGACTACCACGCCCTGCAGGAGCGCATCGAGGGCGTGAGTCAGCAAATGAAAAAGGCCAGCACCGAATCGGGCTTCTTTAAGCAGGCCCTGGGCAACGCGTTTGCCTTCGCGGCTGGCGGCGGCATCGAGGCCCTGGCCAGTAAAGTGCTCGACGTGGGCAAGGACATCGCCGAGACGACGGCCAAGTTCGAGACCTACGAAACGGTGATGACGACCGCGCTGGGCGACAAGAGCAAGGCCCAGCAGGCGATGAAGGACATCCAGACGATGGCGGCCAAGACGCCGTTTTCCATCGACGAGCTGACGGGCAGCTTCATCAAGTTCGTGAACCGGGGCCTGAACCCGAGCATGGCCGAGATGACGAAGCTGGCCGACCTGGCGGCCAGCCAGGGCAAGAGCTTCGACCAGCTCACCGAGGCCGTGCTCGATGCCGGCGGCGGCGAGTTCGAGCGCCTGAAGGAATTTGGCCTCAAGGCCAGCAAGAGTGGCGACCAGGTCACGCTCAGCTTCAAAGGCGTCAACCGAGTAGTGGAAAACACGCCTGCGGCCATCAACGGCGCCATCATGGCCTTCGGGGGCATGCAGGGCGTGGCCGGCGCCACGGCCAACATCAGCAAAACGCTCGAGGGGCAGTGGTCGAACCTGGGCGACACGGCCAGCCAGCTGGAGGTGACCGTAGGCAAGGGCCTGCGGCCGGTGTTCACCTGGCTGCTCACGATGTTTGGCAGCCTACTCAACTGGGTAGGCCGCTTTATCGAGGGCGCCGCCCCGCTCAAATCGTTTTTCCTGGACATCATCGACGTGTTCGCCGACCTCTACCACGACGTGGGCGAGGTGCTGGCCTCGCTGGGCCTGTTCAGCGAGAAGACCGACACGGTCAAAGTCGCCGTGGAGGCTCTCAAGTTTGCGCTCACGCTCATGCTGCTGCCTATCCGGACGCTGGCCCTGGCCGCGCGGGGCCTAGTCGAGCACTTCATCGAGTGGTACAACAAGAGCGAGGCCCTACGCGGCGTGCTCGGCGGCCTGGCGGGCGTCATCGTGGGCCTGTTTACCACGATTAGAGATAGCGCCATCAAGATATTAGGCGGCGTGGGCGACATCATTGTCGGCATTTTCACGGGTAATACCGATAAAATCGTGGCCGGCTTCAAATCGGCCATGGGTGCCACGGCCGACGTGATGTTCAGCGGCGGCGCCCAGGCCGCCGAAAACTTCAAAAAGGGCTACGAGGCCAACAAAAACAACCACATCGAGCACAAGGTGCGGGTCAAAACTGAAACCGAGGAAGCGGCGGCGGCCGGCCCGGTGGGTGAGAAACTCACCTCCGACAAAAGCGGCGACGATGCCGCCGATGCCAAAAAAGCGGAAGCCGCGGCCAAGAAAGCCAAGGCCGCCCGCGATAAAGTCGACCGCGAGCACCTGGCTGACCTGAAGCGCCTGGTGAAAGACCAGGGCGACATTCTGGAGGGCAGCAGTGAGCAGGAGCGCGCCCGCCAGGAAGCGGCCAACACCGACGAGCTAAAGCGGCGCGAGGCCCAGCGCCACAACATCATGCGCGACGCCAGCCTTAAATACAACGACCTGCTGCTGCTCGATGGCAATCACACCCTCGAAATGGAGCAGGTGCTGACCGACCGCGACCTGCGGCTGCGCGAGCTGCAAACCAAGTGGGACGAGGAGGATGCGAAAAAGAAGGAGCAGGACCTGAAGAATAACTTGGCGGCGGCTGAGGCTGAAAACAAGGATGCCATCACGGCCCTGGAGGATACCCACACGCTGGGCCTGGTCAGTGAGCAGGAATATCAGGACCAACTCTACTTCTTGCAAAAGCAGGGACTGGAGAAGCGCCTGGCCCTGCTCGTGGAGGCTAGCCAGGGTGAAACGAAGGAGGCGGCTAGCCTACGCGCGGCCCTGAGTAAAGTGGAGGGCGACCACGTGAAGAAGAAAAAGGCCCAGGAAGAGGAGCTGGGCAAGTTTAATATGAAGATGGCCGCTCAGGGCGCGCACCTGCTGGTCGAGGGCTTGCAGCAGGTCGAGGACATGCTCGACCAGAAGAGTGCGGCGTATGAAGCGTTCAAGGCCGCCCGCAAAACGGCCGAGCTGGCCGAGTTGGGCATCAACCTGGCGGCCGAAATCCAGGCCATCTGGAAGGCCTCGTCGGAAAACCCGCTCAACGGTATTACCGGCGGCGTAGCCGGCACGGTGCAGGGTACGCTGCTCACGGGCCTGGCCGTGGCCCGCGCCACGGCGGCCGGCGCCAAAATCATGGGCTTCGCCGAGGGTGGCCCCACCGGCGGGGGCATGGCCATGAGCCGGCCGGCCAGCGGCGGCATGTGGGACGTGATGAGCCAGGCCACGGGCTTGGGCGTGAGCCCCGGCGGCAAGCTGGTCGATGACCAGGGCCTGGAGGTCGCCGGCATCGTGCACACCAACGAGTACGTCATCCCCGAGTGGATGCGCGCCGACCCGCAGGTGTTGCAAGTCGAAAACTGGCTGGAGGCCCGGCGCCAGCGCGGCAGCTTCTACGAGGGTGGCCCCACCACGGCCGGCGACGTGCGGACCGGGGCTAGCCCGGCGCCCACTGGCCAGGACCCAGCCGAGCAGGCCCAACTCGTGCGCGTGCTGGCCTCGCTCGACCAGCGCCTGCAAAAAGTAGAAGACTGGCCCACCCAACTGGAGGTGGTGCTCGACCTACTCGGTTTAGACCGGGCGCAGGCCAAAATCAAAAAGGTGCAGGCTAGGTCAGAAATCCGACCAGATTAATCATCCAAAAAACGGTGTGTGAAAACAGCCCGGAAAACCTGCGTTTCCGGGCTGTTTTCGCATCTGGAAAATTCGTCCAGAATACGACCGTTTTTTGGATGACTTTTGACACTCCTCAAATAGCCCAAAGAACGCAGTTACTTTAAGTCATTTTTCTATATTCTTTTTTGGAGAGTTGTTGTACCTTGTCGATCCATCACAACTAATCAGCACATGGGACACATCAAAGCGCGATTATTGCTCAACGGGGAGAGTATCATTGGCAAATCATATGGCAGCGATATACCGTCTGAAGTGAGAACTGCTTGGACAAAATTTCGCCTTTTGAGTGATAAATATGGAATCGAACAACTCGAAAAAATTCCTACTAAAGGTGACGATTTTTTCATTGACATTCATGGGGACGAGCCAGGTGATTCAATTGATTGGGACAATCTGGCCTATCCCAGTGAACACGTTCGTGAATTGGTGAAGGTGTTTGTCGAGAGGCACCCTTTTGCTCAGCAGCTTGATAGGATATTATCTGACATTGGTAGCGTCACTTTTGAAAATCGTTATGCACTTCCTAGGTTAGGTAAGCAGGCCCTCGAGATAGCCGAAAAGGTTCCTGCCAGCCAACTTATATCGTATGATGACATGCGTAAAAGCCAAGTATTTAGTGCCACCCACCACACGCTGGGAAAAGAGGTGGAAATGTTAACCAGTATGAAAGCAAGTGATTCGAAGGCCTCGAAAGAAAGGATGCTTTCATCAGCAATCAGGCACCTGTACTCTGATATAGATATTTTTAGAATGATGATGTTCAGCATCAAAGATTCTGATGAATAAGCGCAGCGGTAGCCATTCAAATAATGCAAGTAGCCATTTACGCTCGCGTGTCTACTAAAGAAAAAGGTCAGGATACTTCTAATCAACTCCATCAGCTACGTGAATTTGCTGAGCGCCACGGTACCATCTATAAGGTGTACACCGACCAGGAGAGTGGGGGTAAGGCCGAGCGTGCAGAATTCAAGACCCTGCTGCTCGAGGCCTACCAGAAAAAGTTTGACCTAGTCGTGTTCTGGCGGCTCGACCGCTTCAGTCGGGAAGGGGCCCTAGCCACCTTGCGTTACCTGAAGGATTTGAAAGACCACGGGGTGAATTACAAGTCCTTCACTGAGCCCTATCTCGACTCGCTTGGGCCCTTCGGCGATGTCATCGTTTCGATGCTAGCCACCATCGCGGCTCAGGACCTGATCAAGATTTCCGAAAACACGAAGGCGGCTCTAGCCAAAAAGAAGGCTGCTGGCGTCAAACTCGGCACCCCGGGAAAGAGCCAGGAGCAAATCGAGCAGATTCGCCGGCTTAGGGATGGGGGTATGTCCAACTACGCCATTGGTAAGACCCTAAAAATATCGGCTAGCACGGTGGCAAAATACGTGAGCGAGTAGAATAGTAGCCCATTTGAGATGCGGGTGGCTATGACTCACAGCAGCTCAGTGCAATTTATAAATCGAGCAATTTTACTAGCGCAGACTAAAGCTGGCCCCCAAACTGACCCCCAAGTAAAAGAAAAAGGCCCTCACAGTGCTGTGAGGGCCTTTTTTGTGGTCTCGTTAGGAATCGAACCTAAATCTAGAGCTTCGGAGGCTCCTATACTATCCGTTGTACTACGAGACCAGTTGCGGGGCTGCAAAAGTAGCTATAAAAGTGGCTGTGGCCAAATAATCGTCGTGATTTTAGCCGGGCCAGCCACCCACAACACAACCCTGCAAGCCAAAAATCGGTTAGCCTACCCTGAACCTGCTAATTTTCATTCTCCACATGGAATCCACAAAAAAGACGCTTTACACGGCCGACGCGACGGCCGTTGGTGGTCGCAGCGGCCACGTACGCTCCGCTACTGGCATCATCGACCTTGACATGTCGGTGCCCGAAGGGCTTGGCGGCAAAAAGGGGGCTACTAACCCCGAGGAATTATTTGCCGCAGGCTATTCGTCGTGTTTTCAGCAGGCGCTGCTCGTTATTGCCTCGCGCAACAACGACCGCCTCGACCCCGGCACGGAAGTAAAGTGCTCGGTGTCGCTGTTTCAGGAGGGCGAGGGCTACGGCCTGAGCGCCGTGCTCGACGTTGACCTGAAGTCGTTTGACCGCAACAAAACTATTGAGATGGTGCGCCAGGCCCACAAAATCTGCCCTTACTCGGTAGGTACGCGGGGCAATATGGAAGTAGAATTGAAAGTGCAAGGCGAAACCGTGCCGGTGCAAGCCGAAGAAAACGCGGGCGTTGCCGAAGGCAAATAGCTTCCTTCTGTCAGCCTGGCAATAAGGAGGTTGTCCGCTCAGCGGGCAACCTCCTTGTTGTTTTCAGCCGGGCCCATAACGGCAGGTGGGGCCTGTTTGAAACCGGACGGCCCTAGGCCACGGTGTGCAAAATGACGCAGAGCGAGGCGCTGGCAATAGCAAGCCACAGAAAAACGCCCAGCGCGTAGGGCCGCACGCCCACGGCCCGCACCACGCTAGCCGACAGCCCAGCCCCAATAAAGAAAAGCGTCACCGTGAGACCCGTTTTAGCCAGGCCCGTCAGCACTGGGCCAAGGGGCCGGGCGGCCGGCACAAAGGTGTTGAGCAGCATAGCGCCAATAAAGCCGAGGATGAAATAGGGGGGCTTTATTTTTACACCCTGCTGCTTGAATAGTAGGGCAGTAGCTAGCGAGATGGGGATAATCCAAAGGGCCCGGGCCAGCTTCACGGTGGTGGCTATTTGCAGAGCCTGGTCGCCGTAGTCCTTGGCCGCGCCTACCACCGAGGAGGTGTCGTGGATGGCAATGGCGCACCACAGGCCGAACTGCTGCTGGCTCATGGCTAGCAGGTGGCCAATGGGTGGAAAGAGAAAGAGGGCCAGCGCATTGAGCACGAACACCGTGCCCAATGCTACTGACATTTCCTCGTCTTTGGCGCGCAGTACCGGGCCTACGGCCGCAATAGCGCTGCCCCCACAAATGGCAGTGCCACACGAAATGAGGTGCACCACGCGGCGGCCCAGCCCCAGCCACCGGCCCACCACATAGCCCAGCCCGAGCGTGCCCAGTATCGAGGCTACCGTGAACCCCAGGCCTGCTCGCCCCGCCTGCACGGCCGCGTGGGCATTCATGCCAAAGCCCAGCCCGATAACTGAAAACTGAAGCAGCTTGGCCGTGAGCGCCTTGGTACGGGCCGGAAACGGGTTGCCCACGGCTTGCGCCAGGGCCAGCCCCAGCGCCAGCGCCACGGGCGGCGAGGCCCACGGCGTGAGGCAATACAGCAGCACCAACCCAAAGAGCACCTGCTGCCCCGTCACCGGGTACCCCGCCACCAAGTGCGGCGCGCGTAAATACTGCCGCAGCCGCTCGGCTCTGCTAAGCGCCAGGAATGGGTTGAGCTCGCAGTCGGTCACGACTGCTGGCGGGGACGGGGCCAGGGG